CGTCAAGGGCGGGGTAAACACTCGAAATACTCGGCAACCTCCCGTAACTCGGCTCGTAAAAGATACAGAGGGCAGGGACGCTAATGTATTCTCATGATGAGATACTTTCGTCAATTCAAGACACCAAAACATGCTTAAAACCAAGTTTAATCGAGGGAGCAGGAATTGGTGTTTTTGCTTTAAGAGATATTCGGAAAGACGAGTCACTTTATCATAAGAAGTATTATGATAAACAAATGGGAGACTATGAAATACCAGAATCGGTAATTCAATCAATGGTCGAACCAAAAATGATGAAGTATATTGATCGAATGTGTATCTATAACTATGAAAAGCAGGTTTATGTTTTTGATGTTCCGCTTTTTATGTTGTATACAGAGTATTATGTAAATCACTCTCATACACCTAACATATACTGGGATCGACTTTCACATGAACTATTTGCAATCAATGATATTGCAGAAGGAGAAGAACTTACAACTTATTACCGTCCTGATGAAAGAGAATGGGAAATGAGTGAAGAAGATGTACAAAAACGATTAGGATTATTATGAGCACATTAATTGTGAATTTACCTGCCCAAGACGTATGGGTAAGAAAAGAGTATTTAACTGACCATAAGAGTGGTCATGGTGAATTTGAAAAGGGAGTTTGGATTTCTGCAAAGAGTATGCCTGGTCGTGCTTTTTATTTTGAGACGTATTTACCAGAATATGCTGCAATGTTCGATAAATTACCAATTTCAGCGTTTTTATCACGTCCAGAGATACCCGATCCTGATATGACTTTACATAATTTACAGTTCTGGAACTGTATGGACTATGGAGTGGTCGCAGTTCAGAAGCAATTTATCGGAAGTATGCATTATGAGGTGATGACAAGGGATTATGGCAACCAAACAGGCACTTATGTGTGCACTTTAGACAATTATCACTCTGATATAGACTCAATTGACTACTCAACAAGTGAAATACCTGCTGAACATAAGTCACATAACATCATTGAACTTGATAATGGACAGTATTGTCTCTATCCAAACAACCGAATGAGGATTTATGACAACAGTATCACTCCAGAAACACCAAAAGTGCCCGATTTTAAGGTTTCGACCATAACTTATCAAGTTGAAAACGGACATGACCACATGGGTCTTGGTTCAGAGGACAATTATTTTTGGAAAACAGCAAAAGAAAGGAAAAATACCGAAGAAAGAAAGCCATTTGAACCAGAATTAGGATGAAACACGTAAAAAATGCCCACATGGGTACACATTTACTCCTTGAGGTGTATAATGTACCCTTTGAGAAGTTAAATGACCCTCAAAAAATAGAAGAAACAATGGTAAGAGCAGTTGAAATCGAAGGGTTAACTGTTCTGAACACTTTTACTCATCAATTTGACCCTTATGGAGTGACGACTCTTATCTCTTTAGCAGAAAGTCACCTTTCTTGCCATACTTGGCCAGAAAAAGGGTGTGTAGCAATCGATATTTTCACTTGTGGAAGCAAAAATCCACGCAGTGTAGCATTATGGATACTCAATTACTTCGATAGTGATGACTATGTGATGAATGATCATGCAAGATAGGGTATAAATAAAACTAAAAGCATTAATAATGGCGATCAAACGCAAATCAAGAGCATTTAAGGATATCAGTCTGTCGTTTTCACCTCATCCGATAACGAAAGACCTTCCTGTTCTTGTAAATGAGCGAGCAATCGTAAGATCAGTGAGGAATTTAGTCGAAACAATACCAACTGAGAGGTTTTTTAACCCTTTATTAGGTACAGATATTCGTGATTCTCTTTTTGAGAACTTTTCAAGGACAACTGTGAACGTGATTGAGGATCAAGTGCGTGATACTGTCAGACAATATGAACCAAGAGTCTCTAATGTTGGTGTTGAGGTAAGAGCTTTTCCAGATGAAAATCAATTTGAAGTAAAAGTGCTTTTTGATATCGATGGATTATCAGTTGCACCGCAACAGTCATTCACATTCATGTTAGAACCAACAAGATAATATGCCCTTTACTCAGTTTACAAGTTTAGACTTTGACCAAATCAAAGTACAAATAAAAGATTTTTTACGTTCAAACTCAAATTTCTCAGATTTTGACTTTGAAGGTTCTAACTTTTCAGTTTTAATCGATACTCTTGCTTATAATACCTATATTAATGCATTTAATGCAAACTTAGTAGTTAACGAATCCTTTTTAGACTCTGCAACGGTTCGTGAAAATGTAGTATCTCTTGCTCGTAATATTGGTTATGTACCCCGTTCAAAAACCGCTGCAACAGCGACTATACGATTAAGTGATATAAACGTCGGAGCAACAAACGATAGCACCACAAAGTTCCTAAGACTACGTGCTGGACTTGTTTGTGTAGGTAATTCAGAGAACACAACATATCGTTTTTCAATTCCAGATGATATTGTTTCAACAAGAGTTAGAGATATAGGTGGAACATCTTTTGCACAATTTGATGATCCTATCACTGTACATGAAGGAACCTTCCTACAAAGAGTATATCGTGTCGATTCATCACAAAAACAAAGATTTATAATTGATAGTCCAAATCTCGATAGTTCAACATTGAGAGTTTATGTCTCAGGTCCTGCTGATACAACACTTGGTCGTAACTATCGTATGATTGATAATATATTAAATATTGATAAAAACTCAGAAATATTCCTTGCACAGGAAGTTCAAGATGAAAAGTATGAAATATTGTTTGGTGATGGATTTTTTGGAAGAAAGTTAGAGAATTCATCAGTAATTACCGCTAGGTTTATCGTAACTGATGGTGAGACTGGTAATGGAGCATCCAACTTTAGTTTCCAAGGTTCATTCACAAAGAGCGATAATACATTATTTACACCATCAGATACAATTAATGTAACTACAATACAAAACGCTTCTAATGGTGCTGAAGTTGAAGATGTGTCCTCTATTAAGTATTTTGCACCAAGACTCTACTCAGCACAATATAGAGCAGTTACACCAAGAGATTATGAAGCAATAATTCAAAACATATTCCCTCGCACTGAATCAGTTGCTGTAATTGGTGGAGAAGAGTTAGACCCACCACAATTTGGTAAAGTACAAATTAGTATCAAACCAAAAAACGGTACTTTTGTTTCAGATTTTGATAAATCACAAATTAAAAATAAATTAAAGAACTACGCTATTGCTGGTATTAACTCAGAAATAGTTGACTTAAAGATACTATATGTGGAAATTGATTCAACAATATATTACAATCCATCTCAAATTGCATCAAACTTAACTTTAAGAAGTTCAATCATCAGTGCTTTGAACTCATATGCAGGTAATGTAGAGATTAATAAGTTTGGTGGTAGATTTAAATATAGTAAAGTTAGTACATTGATTGACCGTGTTGATAACGGTATTACATCAAACATCACTAAAGTTATCATTAGAAGAGATTTAAAAGCACTTTTGAATCAATTTGCACAATATGAACTTTGTTTTGGTAATAGATTTAATGTTAATCCATCTGGATACAATATTAAGAGTACAGGTTTTACCATTGAAGGATTTACTGAAACTGCTTATATTACTGATGTTCCAAATAAAAACATATCAGGCAACTTAGATGGTAGTAATATGGGTACTCTTTCAGTGGTTTCTAAGAATAATAAGAATGAACAGAGAGTTATTGTTAAAGATGCAGGGGTAGTTGACTACAAAAAGGGTGAAGTTATATTAAATACAATCAATATTACATCTACAGTAAGTCAAAATAATATTATTGAAGTTCAGGCATTCCCTGAATCAAATGATATCGTTGGATTAAAAGATTTATACCTCAGTTTTGATGTTTCTAATAGCTCAATAAATACAATTAAGGACGTTATTGCTTCAGGAGAAGATGTTTCTGGTGTTGTATTTACGAGAGATTACTATACCTCTAGTTACTCTAATGGAGATTTAGAGAGGAAATAATTTATGTCACAAATTGACAAAAGAATACAGGTCAATACGATTATTGAGAATCAGTTACCCGAATTTTTGGTAAGTGATTTTCCAAAAGCTGCTGAGTTTTTAAAGCAATATTACCACTCACAAGAGTTTCAAAGTGGTCCTAGCGATATAATTAATAACTTAGATCAATATATCAGATCTGATAATTTAGTTCCTGAAGTTGTAGTAGGTATTACAACAATTTCTTCTGATGTATCTACAAGTGATACTGTAATTACAGTTCCAAGTACAAAAGGTTTTCCATCAGAATATGGTTTACTGAAGATTGACGATGAAATCATAACTTATACTGGTATTACATCAACTACATTTACTGGTTGTGTAAGAGGTTTTAGTGGTATCACAGGATATAATGTAGGTATTTCTTCCTCTTTACTTGAGGTAAACCGTGAGAGTCTAGAATTTAATGATACTACTGCTGCGTCTCATGTCTCAGGTACCTCAGTTCAAAACTTATCGGTATTATTTTTACAAGAATTTTTCAAAAAATTAAAGAAAACATTTTTACCAGGTTTAGAAAATAATGATTTTGCAACAACTTTAGATGTTGGAAATTTCATAAAGTTTGCTCGTTCATTTTATCAGTCAAAAGGTGTTGAAGAATCAATAAGAATTTTATTTAAAGTATTATACGGTGTAGATTCAAAGA